GCAGAGGGTGCGGTTGTTTATATTACATCAGCTTCCGCTGCAAATAGAACTATAAATTTTAGAGGTGATGCTACAACAACTCTTAATAGTATTATGTCAATCGGCGAAAGCATGACCTGTGCAGTTTTATTCACAAACGGCTCAACAGCATATATGTTGACAGGATTTACTATAGATGGTGCATCCCAATCAAATATCAGGTGGCAGGGTGGCGCACCTACCGATGGAAATGCTTCTGGTACTGACGCTTATAGCTTCACAATCTTCAAGACAGCGGATGCAGGTTTCAGTGTAATAGCTTCCCTCGCAGCATTTGAGTAAGGAGTGACGGCAATGAGTTTGATTATTCCTAAGAAGCCGCAAATCCTATATGCGCCTATGCTTGGGTCGCTTGGTGGCGGTTCTGTGCGTGGCTTTGGTCGTGGTATTGGTGGTGGACCTCCTGCGGGAGGGATTTTATACAACTCGCTCGGATCGCATACCTTTACCGTACCCGAAGACATATTTTTCGTTCACGTTGTGGCAGTCGGCGGTGGCGGCGGCGGTTCGCTCGATCACGATGGTTGTGGAGGTGCTGGTGCAGGTCTTGGTTGGAGAAATGATATTGCCGTGACTCCGGGTCAAAATATAACACTCGTAGTTGGTGGCGGTGGTGATAGAGAAAGCACATCAGGCGGTAATACTAGCCAAAATTCTTATAATGGAGCTAACGGTGCAACAAGCTGGTTTAGTTCTACCAGCGTGGTGTCGGGCGAGGGTGGAGAAGGCGGTAAATACGGAGGTGGGGGTCATGCCACTTATGGTAGCTTCACCGGTCAGGGCGGCGGAAATGGAGGTTACTCAGGTGTCGGGAACAGTGGGCAGCACCTATATCCCACAGGTGGGGGTGGTGCTGGCGGTTACGTTAATACGGGTGCCCTTAGCGGTGGGCGTGGTATGGGTAAAAACGAGTATCCTGACACTACGGACCTTTACCCAACCTATGGACAAGGCGGCGGCGGAGGCGGCGGTGGGGGGATAGATAATTATTCCGGTTTTGCTGGTGGTGGTGTAGGTGTTTACGGCCAAGGCAGTAGCGGTGCTTCGGGCAAAGGACAAGCATCAGGCTATACTAATACGGGTGTAACCAATTCCTTATTGCTTAACACACTGACGGGGCGTCCGGGTTCAGGCGGAGCACTACCTGAGCTTATCACGATAGGAGGTTATCTTCGTGCAAGGGGTGGAAGCTATGGCGGTGGAGGTGCCGTTGGTTATAACGCTACGGGCAATTACTCAACAAGAGGGGGCCATGGCGCAGTTCGTGTAATTTGGGGAGCAGGTCGGGCATTTCCATCAACAAATGTTGACCTTGCTTCGTCTACTGATGGTGAAATTACGGTGTAGTTCCAGCCAACTTAACCCTTGCTAATACACCAACTAAGTGCTACAATTGTGATATTGTTAAACTAGGTATAACCACACACAATGAACGATACTCCTGACAAGTACAGGTCGTTCGTCTTAACAGCTCAAAATGTAATAAGATATTGGACGGTATTAGAGCCGCATATTGATAGAGCTTTAGAACACGGTATAGGCGAACTAACCTCATTCGACATCTGCAAATTAGCACTAAACAATCAAGCTCAGATTTGGGCTACAGTAGACCACAATGAAAAACTATCATGTGTGACTGTTACGAAAATTATAGTCACTGAAAACACCAAACACCTTCACATTGTTTGCCTCACTTCTGTCGATAATACGGTGCGCAACATGAAGGATCAGTTCCATAATCTAGAAGATTTTGCGAAACATAACGGCTGCACATCGTTGCAAGTCTGGGGCCGCAAGGGTTGGGAACGTAAGTTGAAACCTCTCAAAAGTAGAAGCGGGAATAGCTTTAAGACGCTCTACTACGTTTTCCATCAGGAGATATAGAATGCTGTTAAACCCAATAATGCGCCACCTAAATCCACGAAGTTCAGGACTTATTGTATTTAAAGGTGGCGGTGGCGGTACTCCCGCCCCCGTAGCTACAGAAACTACAGGCACAAGTCTAGCGAGTGATTTAGGGGGAACCGTAGGTGGAGCATCTACATCTGATATGGGTGTTCACGGCGATGATTTTGGTAGTGGAAAAGCTATAACACCGCCACCCCCAGCACCAGCACCAGCACCTACTATTGATACTTCCAATCTAGCTAAGTCAGCGGCAATGGATGCAGGTTTTGCCAGCGTACTAGGTGACACTGGCAACATCTTATCCGACACTGGTCAGATTAAATCTAACGTGAATACAGGTTTTGCGTCCATTGAAGACTTGCTAGGCCAGTATAATACTGCGTCACAACAGCAATTCAGCAACCTAAGTCAAGGCCAGACCGCTGGCTTTCAGGACATGGGAAACCGCTTTGATACTGTCGATCAAGCCACTAGCAATCTTCAAGGCACAGTCGATCAAGGATTTGTAGATCAGGCACAGGGCTTTAGTGATGCACAGGCCAATCGCACAGCTAATGCTGCCCAAGCAGACGCAAGCTTTGCTGCCGCTGGTCAAGCTATGGATCAAGGATTTGCAAACACCTCAGACCAGATGACGCAAACTCAGGCTAACGTCTTGGGCGGTCAGGCTGGTATACAAACAAATCTAGATAATATGTCTGCAACTGCGGATATTTACGCCGCCGAATCTATGCAAAATCAGGAAGCACTACAACAGGGACAGGATCAATTTGTAAGCAGCTTTGATGATTACACTGATCGCTACGGGCAAGATCAGAAATTAGCAATCAACTCACGCAATGATATTTTTCAAGCACAAGCCAATCAATCTGAGAAGCTGCGGGAAGATATTGGTGAGTATTCACAGGCACTCCAAACGGGTCAGGAAGATTTGACTACCGAAATACAAGAACGCTCAGTCGGATTGGAAGAACAATTTGCTGAAGGCCTAGCTGGTCTGGATGCTTCACAGATTACACAGGCCCGTAATCAGGCTAGATCAGCTTCCCGGCTAACAAATCTAAACCCTGCAATGCGTACTAAGTTTAGTCAGCTTGGAGCGTCTTTCAACGATGCAGGTCAGCTAATCGAAAGCAGCATCGACGCAGATGGTGGAACAACAAACCGCTCAGTTGATCGCACTGGTAACCTTCTACTCAACAAATTTGATGTCACGGGTCAATCAATGGGTGGAGCAACAATTAACCTTCGCACATCTCTTCAGGAGTTAAGCGATTTACAAGGCCAATCAAGTGGATTTGCCTCCCCATTCGCACAAACAGGATAAATCATGCATCCAAATACAGTATCAAAAGACTGCGTAGAACTTGTTAAAAAGTTTGAAGGTCTGCACAAAGTTAAAGACGATGGGATGGTACACGCCTATCGATGCCCCGCAGGTAAATGGACTTGCGGATTTGGGGCAACCAAAGGGGTACGCTCTGGAGTTAAGTGGACTAAAGAGTACTCCGAAATGCGCCTGATCGAAGACCTAGAGGAACACGGTAAGATTGTTAAGAAATACGTCAATGTACCTTTAACTCAATCTCAGTACGATGCCCTTACCTCATTCGTATTCAATTTAGGTGGTGGTGCGTTCAGATCATCAACTTTGCTTACACGTTTGAACTCTGGAAAGTACGACGAATGTCCTGAACAGATCATGCGGTGGAACAAAGCCCGTGTGGATGGCAAACTAACACCGCTTCGTGGACTAACACGCCGCCGCACCGCAGAGGCCGCTATCTTCGCCCGTGAGGCTCAACTGCCTTCTGATGAAGGTGGGCCGCAGATGCCACAGAAACCTACGGCAGAGGCTCCTAAATCACTTGCTAAGTCCAAGACAATGGCTGGGGCCGGGATCGCTGGTGCAGCCACGGCCATGAATGAAGTAGCAGGTCAAATGCAGGGGCTGGTAGCTTACGCCCCTACGTTAAAAACAATCTTCTTGGTGTGTGCAATCGGCGGTATCGCATTGGCTGCATACGCTCGTTTCAAAGACAACAAAGAAGGCGTCCACTAGTGTTCATCTTTGGTAAAATTAAGATGTACATCATTGCCACTTTAGCATTGGCCCTGCCCATTATCTACGTCTTCGGGCAGATCAAAGGGCGGGCAAAAGAAAAGAACAAAGTTCTAACGGATGAACTACAGGCGCAGAAAAAGGCGTCTGATTTTTATAAGGCGATGGCTGAAAATGAGAGCGATACTCTTACTGACCGCCGCTCTGTCACTGACAGGCTGCGCAAAAACGGTCTATAGAACCCAGCTTGAAATCTACTGCCCCCAAATCAAGCAGTATGATGAGCGGTTCAACAACCAATTAGCTGATGAATTAGAAAGTCTTCCTGCCGATGCTACGGCAATCGATGAGGCTGTCAAAAACTACATCTACCTTCGTGATCGTATCCGTAGATGTGAAGAGGAAAAGGATAAGATCTGATGGGTTTATGGGCAGATACTATTGGCGATGGCAACAGCTTCACTGAGAGTGTGGCTAATGTGTTTACTCCGACTGATGGGGCTTCATATGTAGGTGGTACGCTGACGTATGACAGCGGTGATAATGCAGGTACGGTGGTTCAGCAAAACTCTGATGGTAGCTTTGGGACTTCCTCTGACAATAATGGTAAGGGATACACAGGTTCTGCAAACGACACCACCAGTAATTCCGATGACATTTCAGGTAATACAAATAACAAATTTGTACCAACGGGTTCAGCCCCCAGCACAATAGCTTCCATTCTAGGATTTGCTACACCTGTGACGGCAGTGGCTACGGTAGCTGGTAAACTCATGGGCTGGGTAAATGGCCTTGATCCAGAGGCCGACATTATAAATGGCGATGTAATTGGTGGGCGTCAAATATATACCAAAGCTGGCGAAGGCGGGATGTCTTATTCCTACAATGTTCTTGGACAGCCCTACGAAGTTGAGATTATAGACGGTAAGGTTGTTGATAAATTAACACAGGATGCAAATGGTAACTATCCCGGCACTGAAGGGTATGACCAATCAACCACTCGATACGCAAAAATGGCTCAAGATCTCCGAGATCAGGGCAATGATGATGAAGCCGATGCGCTTTTGGCAGAGGCCGAAGATAACGCTGCCACAGAACCACCTAGTAATGTAGAAACCAATTCCGACGAAATACTGGAGATGGCTAAAGCAGCCGGAGTTATACAGTCACAAGAAGACATGAAGGCTATAATTGCCGACCCTAATAAGTTTTTAAATGATAGGGGTCTTAAACTGGCAGACATTATGCCGACCATCGATGCTAATGCGGAAGGTACACTTCTAGACCCCAATGATCCGAGGTACAGTCTGGGTGAAAATGATGGGTACACTGCCGTTGCTACAGGCGATGCAGCCACGGTAGCAGACGTAGTGCAACCAAACACAGCTACTTATGACGCCCAGATGTCAGAGCTTACTGACAAAGAAATGGTAACCGCAGCCACCGGGACGGTAAGTGATGATGCAGTAGTAGATGCAGATAACCTCATTACAGACATCGAAGGTGCGGCCACTGGTGTAAATGCAGACGGCACACGCAGTGTTCTAGGCGAAGCTCTAAATAATTTTGCCTCTCAAGACATTAGTTCTGTGATTGATACGAGTACGGTATCAGGTAAGTTGTTTGCCCAGAAGCTAGGTGAAGGTAACTACACCGACGCCAAGGCTACTGTCTTAGGTCAAATGAAGATTATATCGGAAGAGTTTAAAGACTCTAACGGAAATCCGACTATACCCGCTTGGGCGCAGTCTATGCACCGAGATGCCTCAAAATCTGTAGCCTTCAATGGTATATCAGGTACTGCGGCAACGGCAGCTTTTAGTAATGCAATTATGGAAGCTACTCTGGGTGTGGCCGAGAAGGACGCAAGTTTTTTCCAAACGCTGACCATCAAGAATTTAGACAACCGTCAGCAAGCCGTAATTAACAAGGCTAATGTTTTATCCAACTTAGAGATGAACAACGTAGACGTTAAGACACAGGCGGCAATACAAAACGCCAAAAACTTTATGCAGATGGACCTACAGAACTTAACTAACGAGCAACAGGCAGAGGTAATAAACCGAGCCGCCTATGTTCAGTCCCTGTTCGATAATACTGCCGCTATCAATGCACAGCGGTTGTTTACGGCAGATAATGAAAATGACGCCAATAAGTTTTGGGGTGAACTTGCAGTATCGGCACAGCGTCACAACTCATCTGAGATGAATGCCTTAAAGAAGTTTAATGCAGGCGAAACTAATGACGCTGCGCAGTATAATTCGGACATGAAGAATGACCGCCAGAAGTTTAATGTAACTTTCCAAAATGAAATTGATAGAGGTAATGCTAAATGGCGACAGACCGTAGAGACTGCCAATAATCAAATAATGGTTGATGCCCATACAGCGGATGTGAAAGCCGCTCTCGACATAACACAGGAAACCCAGAACAGTCTTTGGAATAGCGCAGATGGACTACTAGATTACATCTGGAGGACTACCGACAGCGATATGGAGCGTGAGCTTAGATTGCTGACCGCACAGATGACCGCGCAGTCGGGACAATCTTCCGGCGGCGGATTTATGGATAGCGTACTACAATTAGGTGGCGCTTTCTTAGGGACCAGCACTGGCGCAAGCTGGCTAAAAGGCTTTCTACCTTCAGACATTAGGCTGAAAGAAAACATTCAGCACTATGATACTTTGAAAGGTATTAATTTTTATACTTGGGATTGGAATACTGAAGGCAAACGAGTTGGAGCCGACCAATTCCCTCCCTTTGGAGTACTAGCGCAAGAGGTGCAGACGACGCACCCGAAAGCCGTAGTCGAGGATCACAACGGATATCTTCGGGTAAATTATGGGATGATTAACAATGACATTTGATGAAGCAATCAAGAAATCAATCAAAATGTTTATGAAGGGCAAGATGCCCATGAACACAAGTCAAATAAGTGAAGAAGGCTTGTTCTTCACCCCTGAGTATTTTGACGAACTAGAAGTAGATTTGTTGGAAGAACCTACGGATAGCACGAAGGCTAAGGAAGAGGAGATGGAAGATGAGGTTTGAGGCTCCTATTCCCGGCGCAAATTTTACGGCAGACACCCGAAACTACTCTTGGCATAGGCCACCCGACTTAGTCGATTACGATGAAGCTGTAGGCTACATGATTGATAAGATCGATGAGCCAGAACAAATTGAAGTAGTATATGCAATGCTGGGTATAGACGCCCACATCACTACCGTTGTCTCCACGCTTCTTCTACAGGCCATCAGCAAGGGCAAGATAGGTATCGACCTAGCCATCCTGATTGCTGGACCTTTAGCCCGTTACATTGAGATAGCCGCTAAGGACGTAGGCATTAAGTATGAGATGGGGATTGAGGACAAGGACCGGGTTGTACTCACCCCTACCCTTCTAAGAGCCTCTATAGGGCTAATGGATACAGCTAAACCTGAACCAACCCCACAGACAGACGAAGCAGCTACTGAGGCGTCCCCAGAGGCTCCTGTAGAGGGTCTAATGACCCGACCTGATACAGTAGCAGCACCTGAAGATGAACAGGCGGCTATGCTTGGTGCTATGGTAGAAGAGGAGCCTGAAGATGAGCTTTAAGACAGAGGCCGCAAAAGTACGC